TCACAGCGCTCCTTCAGGAAATGCAAATCGCGCCACGATGCGGCGCGCCCAAGGGGCGGACAGCGGGCTTTCGATCACCCCATGCCCGGTATAGGCATGGATGAAAGACGCCTGCGCGCCGGTCCGCCCCGCGATACCCAGATGCTTGGCCACCGCGCCATCCCGCATGCGGAACAGCAGCACATCGCCCGGCGCCGCTGCCTCCAGCGGCTTGGCCACCAGCCAGCGCAGCGCGGCGGCCAGCAGTACCTCCTGCCGGGCGGGTTCGTCCCAGTCCTGCGTATAGGCAGGCACGGCTTCCGGCTCCGGCCCGATCACCACCCGCCAGATGCCGCGCAACAGGCCCAGACAATCGCTGCCCGCCCCCTTGACCGAACATTGATGCAGATAGGGCGTGCCGATCCAGCCCCGCGCCTCTGCCACGATCCGCGCGCCGCTCATCCCTTCAGGCTCCCGCCATCATTGACCGTGCCCGAAGACGGGAAAGACGCCAGCCAATCCTCGCCCGGAATATGCGGAAAGCCCCGGAAATTCAGGAAATTGTTGAACTTCGCGCGACAGGTCACCGCCCGCTTGTCGCAGCCCGCCTCCAGCCGCAACAGATCGCCGGGGGCGACATCCGCGCCCAACCGCTCCCACAACTCCACCTCGCGCCCGCCGTTCGCCAGCCGCCGGTCGCGCTTCACCAGCCCCAGCAACCCCGCCGCCGCCCCGCTTTGCACCAACAACCGCCCGCGCTCGAACCAGCGATCCTCGAACCCGCCCGCCGCCGCAAAGCGGAACACCTGCCGCCCCGCCACATCCTCGGCCGCGCGCTCCATCACATAGCCCGGCGTCTCCAGATCGAAACCGCAGCCCGCATCGCCCAGAAGCGCGCCACAATTGCGATGATACACCCGCCCCTGCACCTGATTGAGCACCTCGGCCAGCCCGCGCAATTCCGCCTCGAACGCGCCGCCCGCCCAGGTGATCTCGCCCAGAGATCCCCGGAACTGCATCACCCGCTGGCCCACATCGGCCCAATTGACCAGCCAGGCCGTCACCTCGGCCCCGTCATAGCGGCCCGCCAGAATATCCGCCTCGCGGATCGCGGCATCAGACAGCGCGCCCATCGCCTGACTGTTGTCCACCGAAAGCCCGGTCGATTGCTGCAAGGCCCGCGCCGTCATCCCGGTGTCCGCCTTGAAGGTGATCCCGTCGAAACTGAACCCCCGGTCATGGTCGGTGAACCCCAGCACCACCCCATCGCTGCGCCGCACCGCCCAGGCGCGGCACACCGTTGTCGTCCCCGTCGCCAGATGCGCGTAAAGCTCGGCACTGCCCATCAGACCCGCACCTCCACCACCGGCACCGTCGGCACATCGCCCGCCTGAAACGACGCGACCGAGGTCTGGATGCGATCCGTGTCAAACCGCACCGGCACATCGAATTCGAAACCCGCCGAAACCACCGTGCCGGTGTCGGGCGGCGTGGAAAACGTCACCACCCCCGTCGCCGGATCGACGGTGAACTCCAGCCCCTCCACCTTGTCATCCCGCGCGATGGCCACTTTCACGCTGCCCGCCACCGGCTTGACGATGGGCCGCACATACTCCGCCCCGCCTGAACGATAGGTTTTCACCAGCCCGAAACTGACGGTCTTTCCATCCCCCGTGCCGATGATCTGATCCACCGCCGTCACGGTTTTCGACGCCGGGCAGGATTTGAAATCCGACCAGTCCTTCCAGCGGAACCCGTAAACCTGCCCGCGCCGCGCCTCGAAAAACGCGATCAACCGCTCCACATCATCCAGCGACCGCAGCCCCACGCCCGCGTCATAGCGGCGGCGCGAATGGTCCCAGGGCGTGTTGCGCTCCTCGAACCCGTTGGCCAGCGTCACGATTTCCGTGCGCCGCTCCGGCCCGCCGACCGAGCCAAAGCTCAGATTGGCGGGAAAGCGAATTTCGTGAAATCCCATAACCTTACCTCACCTGTTGCGCTGACCACGCGCCATGGCCCGCGCCGCCTGCGCCGCGATCTGGCTCTGGCTGCGCTGAAACCCCGCCACATCGGGCGTCTGGATGTTCATCACGATGTTGACCGGGCGCCCGCCCCCCGCCGCCTGCACGCCCAGCCGCCCGTCGGCGCCGCGGGTCAGCGGCATGATCGCCTCCGGCCCCGCCTCGCCCATCAGCCCGGTCGCGCCGCGCATCGGAAAGCGCACCGGCTGCGACACCACGCCCCCCTTGGCAAAGGGCATCACCCGGCCTTGCGAAAACGCGCCGCCCTTGGCAAAGGCCATGCCGCCCAACAGCCCGTTGATGCCTTCCGCCACCAGCCCGCCCAGCGCATTCTGCACCGGCTTCATCGCCACACCATACAGCGTGCTGACCATGCTCTGCGCCACGCTCTTCAGCACATCCGACAGCCGCGCCCCGTCGAACACCAGCCCGTCAAAGGCGCGCCGCAAACCGCCGCCGATGCCCGTGCTCAACTGGTTCACCTCACGCCCGGTATAGGCCAGGCTGTCGCGCATCCGGCTCAACTCGCCCTCGAACGCGCCCACCATGCCGCTGGCACTGCCCAGCGTCGCCTCAAGCGCTGTCACCTGCTCTTGCAGGGTCTCGATATCCGCCATCGCCCCTCTCCTGTCTCACATCGGGAAACGCCGCCGCCAGCTCGTCCAGCCGCGCCCGCGTCAGGGCCGGGGCGGCGCGTTCCGCCCCCAGCATGATCCGCAGTTCCACCGGGCTCAGCCGCCAGAACGCCTCCGGGCTCAGCCGCAGCCCGTGCAGCCCCACCCGCAGCAGGCCCGGCCAGTCGATCCCGCTCATGTCTCGCCCGGCAGCGCGAAGGCCCGCGCCAGCAGTTCCGCCGCCGCCCGTGCCGCCGCCACCGGCCCGCCGGCAATCTCCACCGTCCGCAGATCCGCCGCCGTGCCCTGCCAGCCACCGCCGCGCAGCCCCGCCACCACCAGCGCCAGCACATCGCGGCTGGAAAACCGCCCGCCCTCGAACCGCTCGACCAATTCGATCAGCGTGCCCGCCTCCAGCGCCGCCTCCAGTTCCGCCAGCGCGCCCAACGTCAGCTTCGCCACATGGCGCTGGCCGTTCAGCACCAGCGCCACCTCCCCCGCCCAAGGGTTCGCCATCACAGCGCCGTAAAGGTCAGCGCCCCGGCCGAGGCCAGCGTCAGCTCATAGGTCGCCTCGCCATTATGGCTGCCCGCATATTCGATCGCGGTGATCTGGAACGGCCCCTCCACCACGCCGAAATCCGGGATGATCACCTGAAAATTCGGCACTTCCCCGTCAAAGAAGATCTGCCGCGCGCGTTCATCGGTATTCGCATCGCGGAACACCCCCGAGCCGGAGATCGAGGCCGACCGCACCCCCGCCCCCGCCAGCAATTCGCGCCAGCCGCCCTGGCTTTCCAGGCTGGTCACATCCACCGTTTCCGCGTTGAAACTGATGCGCGAGGCGCGCAGCCCCGCGATGGTCTCGAACTGAAGACTGCCATTCAGGTCGATCTTGATCAGCAAATCCTTGCCGCTTTGCACTGCCATGCCAATTCTCCGATTTCATGCTGAATGCTGCGACTTATCCGCAGAAAGACCGCAGCAATTGTTCGATCAGTCCTCGATCCGCGCCACGAAACGCAGGTCGATCCGCCGCGCAGCCCCCGCCTCCAGCCGCCGCGCCTGCGCTTTCACGAAGCCCAGCCAGACCACCCGCCCGCGCGCCAGCACCAGCCCCGCCCCCAGCAGCGCGTCGGAAATGCGCACCGCGATCTCCTTCGCCGCCAGAAAGCCCGCCGCATCCGAAATCACGCTGATGACAAAGCGATGCTCTGCCCCCGCGCCGCTGGCGTCCGAGGCATCGACCGCCTCTTCCGGCCCAAGGATGACAAAGGTTTCCCCCGCGCCGCCCGGCGGCAGCGCGTCATGCACCGCCACATCCGGCAGGTCCGCCACCAGCCGCGCATAGACCGCCGCCTGCAATGCCGCCGCCCCGCCATAGCTCATGCCCCACCCTCCTCTCGGGCGAAACAGGTCAGGTAGAACCCGCCGCCATCGCGTTCCGTCACCGCCAGAATGGCGAAGATCCGCCCGCCATCGCGGAACCGCTGCCCCGCCACCGGGCGCGACGGCGCGCCCTGCGGCGCGCCCCGCACCGTGATGCGATAGGGCACCGAGGTCAGAACCGCCTCCGGCCCGGCAACATCGCGCCCCGCCCCCGGCAGCACCTCGGCCCACAGCGTGCCAAGCCCCACCCAGCTTTCCACATAGCCGCCCGCGCCATCCGCCACGGCCTGCCGCGCCTCCAGCACCAAGGGCCGCGCCAGCACCGGCCCGCTCATGCCGCCCCCCCGCCCAGCACCCGCACATTGCGCCAGCGCTCGATCAGCGCTTGCACCGCGCGCGGCACAGCGCCCGCCTGCGCCGCTTCTAGCCGGTGTTCGTAATATTCCGCCGCCAGCAGCAGCACCGCCTGTTGCAGATCGGCGGGCACCGCTGCCCAGCTCGCCCCGAACCCGGCGGTGAACACCACCTCCACCTGCCCATCCACCGGCACGCTTGGCAGCAGCGTGCCCAGCGCCACCAGACGCGGGCGGTGCCGGTCCGGCATCACCCGATAGCGCGACGCTGCCACCACCGTGCCCGCCCCCGCGCTGTCCACCAGCGTCACACTCTCCACCGCACTCACCGGCGCCACCGGCAGCGCCTGCCCCGCCGGGTCGCGCCAGTCGGGCAGCACCAGCTTGAACACCCGCGCGATCAGCGCCTTGCCGATCCGCCCCTCCACCGCCGCCATGGCCGCGCGCAGATAGCTTTCCACCAGCCCGTCCTGCATCGCGCCATCGGCGAAACCGCTGCCCAGCCGCAGATGATCCTTCAGCGCCTGAACCGGCAGCGCCGCCCCCGGCACCGTCGTCTGTTCGATCAACATCATGTTTCTGCTCCCTCATCCCCTCCAGGGGGTCGGACGCGCGCCCCGCACCACTCGGACGGAGGGGGAGGCTGCTAGAAGGCGCGTCACCGGCGCGCGTCCGCTGGCCCGGCGCAACCCGCCGGGCCATCCGTCACCCGATCAGGCCGTGGCGATCTTCAGCAGCTTGATCGCGGCGTAATCGGTAATGTCGCCCCCCACGCGCTTGGACGCATAGAACAGCACATGCGGCTTGGCCGAGAACGGGTCGCGCAGCACCCGCAGATCCGGGCGTTCGGCCACGGTATAGCCCGACTGGAAGTCGCCGAAGGCAATCGGATAGGTATTGGCCGCAATATCCGGCATATCCTCGCAGACCAGCACCGGATACCCCATCAGCCGCGCCGGTTCCGCCGCCGCCAGCCCGTCCGACCACATGAAGCGGCCATCCGCATCCTTCATCTTGCGCACTGCCCCCGCCGTCTTGGAATTCATCACGAAGGCCGCATTGGCGCGGTAATCCGCCCCCAGCGCATAGACCAGCGAGATGATGCAATCCGCCGCATTGGTCGTGGCAAAATCCGCCGCCGCCCCGGTGGGCACATAGCCCAAAGACCCCCAGGTCCAGCTAGCATTGGCCACCTTGGCGGGCAGCAGAATGCCCTTCGGCTTGTCCACCCCGTCACCATTGATGAAGGCCGCCGATTCCGCCCGGATGAACCGCGTGGCGATCCGGCCCGCCAGCCAGCTTTCCACGTCAAAGGCGCTGTCATCCAGCAGGCGCTGGCTGGCCTTCGACATCGCCGACAGCTCGTGCAGCTTGATCGAGATGCGCTCCACCGCCGGGGTCGCACTCTCGCTCACCGATCCGGTTTCCGTCTGCCAGCCCGAACCGACCTCGCTCCGGTCGATCAGCACATCGAACGACGGCCCGTCCACCTGCACCACATTTGCAATCGCCCGCAACGACGATGTGGCCACCAGCATCGACCGGATGGTCTCCGAGGTGCGCGGGTCCACCAGATAGCCGCCATCCGCCGCCACGGCGGTAGACATGGCCTTGCCCTCCAGCACCAGCCCGCGCAGCCCGTCATCATCGCCCGACCGCAGATAGGCGTCGAACGCCTTCACATGCGGGGCTTCCACCTCGGCATGGGCCGAAAGCGCGGGGCGGCCGTAGGTCATGGTTTTCCGATCCAGCATGGTCAGTCGCTCTTCCTGTTGTTGCAATGCAGATTTCATCTCGGTCTGAAAGCCTTTGAACTCTTTCAGGAACCCGCTCATCGCGGCGGCCACTTCTGCCCCCGGATGCAGGGCCGCAGGCAAAGCGCCACCGGCCCGAGCCTCTCTCTCGGTCATCGTCTCTTCCCTCAAAGGTTGATCCCGTCCTGTGGCCGCCTAACGGTCGGCCAGGCTTTGGCGCGCATCCTCAAGGATCTGCGCCAGACTGCGCCAGCTCTCCGCCTCCAGGCTCTCGCCCTTGGCCGAAACCCGCGCCTCCGCCAGCATGGGAAAGGTGACAAGCGACACTTCCCACAGCTCCAGCTCGCTCAGAACGCGGCGGTTCTTGCCGTCGCGCTCCGCCTTGACGGTGCGATAGCCGATCGACAGCCCGTCCATCGCCCCCGCCGCCAGAAGGGCCGCCGCCTCGCGCCCCTTCTCCACATCCATCAGGATACGCCCCTTGACCCACAGGCCCCGCGCATCCTCGCGCACCTCGTCCCAGACGCCGATCGGCTGCGCCGGGTCATGCTGCCACAGCATCTTCACCCGCCGCCCCGCCCCGGCCAGTGCCGCAAGCGATGCCGCATAAGCCCCCGCCTGCACCACATCGCCGCCCTGATCGCGGGCGCCGAACAGGCTGGCATAGCCCTCCACCACCGCGCCCTCCGAAACCCGGATCGCCGGCGCCGCCCCGCCCAGCGCCACGAACTTGCGCTCCGGCGCGCCATATTGCTGCATATATCCCATCGCCTACCTCATTGCCGCCCTCAGCAAAGCCTCGGCCCCCTGCGCCAGCAGAAAGGCCGCAACGCCGTAAACCCCCAGCCAGATCCGCTTTTCCAGCCGCTCCAGCGTGCCTTCGATCTGGCCCAGCCGGTATTCCAGCCCGTTCCAGCGCGCCTCCGCCACCCGCTCGTTGGCCTCGATCCGCGCATGGGCCGCATCGAAACTGTCATACAGAAAGCGCGAGCCGCTGGCGGGCACCGGCCGCTCCCGCGCGCTCATTCCGGCTCCGAAATCCGCGGCAGCCCCAGCAGCGCGCGCCGCTCGCCTTCGGTCAGGAAATCCGCCGCCCCGACCCGCGCCCAAAGCTGATCCCGCTCCCCCGCCAGCGCCGAGATCTGGTCCGGATCGGGCTTCAGCTCCACCGCCGCACCGCTGAACCCTTCCAGCCAATGCGACACCGCCGCCGCCACCTTGCCGACCAGCGGCAACACCGTCAGCCGGTAAAAGGCGCGGTTGGCCTCCTGATAATTGGCATAGGTCGCGTCGCCGGTGATGCCGACCAGCATCGGCGGCACGCCAAAGGCGATGGCGATCTCGCGCGCCGCCGCCAGCTTGGTCTCGTGAAACTCCATGTCCGAGGGGCTGAACCCCATCGGCTTCCAGTCCAGACCGCCTTCCAGCAGCATCGGCCGCCCGGCATTGCGCGCGCCCTGATGATTGGCTTCCAGCTCGAACACCAGCCGGTCATATTGCTCGGTCGACAGGCCGCCGCCTTCCACCCCCTTGTAGACAATCGCCCCCGAAGGGCGCGCCGCATTGTCCAGAAGCGCCTTCGACCAGGCACTGGCCGCGGCATGAACATCCACCGCCACCGCCGCCGCCTGCAACGGCGACAGCCCATAGTGATCGTCCAGCGGATGATAGCTGCGGATATGGCAGATCGGTGCCGCCCCGCCCATCATGTCAAACCGATGCACCTTGCCACCAACGCGGTAGTCATAGGCCACCGGCCAGCCATCCGCCCCCGGCACCAGCGCCATCCGGTCGGATCGCAGCACATGCAGCTCGCCCGGCAGCTTGCCGGCACCCGGCACCGCCTCCAGATAGGCGTTCCCGCTCAGCAAAAGCTGCGTATACAGCGCCTCGAACAGATCGGCCCGCCCCTGCACCGCATTGGGCCGCCGCAGCAGATCCAGCACCGGATGCCCGTCAAAGCGCCGCATCTCGTCCTGCAACACCAAAGGCACCGCCGCCGCCGCCTCGGCAATCAGCCGCACTGCCCGATAGCCGATCGGATTGCCCTGAAAGCCGTTCTTCACCAGCGACCCGGCATCGCGCGGGCTCCACGCCACCCGCCCCGACCCGCCATAGGCCACCAGCCGCCCCGCCGCCGAGGCTTTCGTCTCCGGCACCGCCTTTTCGGCCCGCCGCAGGAAATCGAACACCATCCCGCCTCACTCCTTCATCCGGGCAAGCGCCCGCCTCGCCATGCCCGCAAGCACAGCCCCACGATCCAGCTTCACCCTGGTCCAAATACTCCCGGCGCCCCGCAGGCCGCCCCGCGCCACACACCCTCTCCCCCCGGGGGAGAGGGCAGGGTGAGGGGGAGGCCCGACAACAGCGCCAACCCCACCACCCCGCACTCCCCTCCCCCTGCAGGGGGAGGGCCAGGGAGGGGGTCAGCCACTTCACCCCTACAACACCCGCACCTGCGGGCGCTGCGCCGCCTGCCCCGGCTCGATCATCAGCGCCGTCAGCGCCCAGACCAGCGCATCCACCCGGTCGGGCGAGCCCTTGCCCTCAAACCCCCGCGTGGTCATCCGGCACATCTGGTCCTCCAGCCGCGCCAGCCCCCGCACATGGCTCACCCGCCCTTGCTCGTACAGCGCCGCCACCGGCTCCGCCCGCGCCACCTTGCCCTTGCTGGCCCGCACCGCGCGATAGGGCACCAGCGGGTCCACCTGCCGGATCACCGATTGCACCAGATCGCCGCCCTGATTAACCTCCGCCACCAGCCGCGACGCGCCATGCCGCGCCATCGCCGCCAGCGCCGCCCGCGCCCAGGCATCGGGCGAGGCGCCCTGCACAGACGCATCCTCCAGCACCACCGCGCGCCAGTCCTGCACCGGCCCCTCGGTCACCGCGCCCACCACCACGATCCCGCATGCGTCGGAACCGCTGTGCCCGCTGACCGGCGGGTCCACCGCCACCACCACCCGGCTGAACACCGGCAACTGCTCCACCCGGCCCCGCTCCAGCATCGCCGCCGTCCACAGCGCGCCCTCGGCATCCTCCACCAGCTCGCCGCCCAATTCCTGCCGACCGGCCCGCGTGCCGCCATAGCGCGCCTGCACCTCCTCCAGAAAGCTCGCCGCCAGATGGGCGCGGTTCGCATCGGTCGGCGCATGTGTCAGCACCGAGGACGGGTTGTTCAGGATCGCCTTCAGCACCGCCACATTGCGCGGCGTCGTCGTCACCACCTGCTGCGGATGCGCCCCCAGACGCAGCGCGAATTGCAACTGATCCCAGGTCTCCTCGGCCTTCTTCCACTTCGCCAGCTCGTCCACCCAGGCCGCATCGAACTGCGGCCCGCGCAGCGCCTCCGGCTCATGCGCCGAAAACACCTGCGCCACCGCGCCATTCGGCCAGACCAGCCGCTTGCGCGTGGCCTCCCACACCGGCCGCCGATCCGGGGGGGAACAGGCCAATATCCCGCTTTCGCCGAACACCATCACCTCGCGCACCTGATCCACCGTCTCGCCCACCAGCGCCACCCGCCGCGCCCGGCCGGGGTCGGCGGGGCGCGCGCCTTCCACCTGCGCGCGCACCCATTCCGCCCCGGCCCGCGTCTTGCCCGCGCCGCGCCCGCCCATGATGACCCAGGTCTTCCAGGCCCCCTCAGGCGGCAGTTGATGCGGCAGCGCCCAGAATTCGAACATCCAGGGCAGCGCCAGCAGCGCCCCGCCGCTCAGGCCCGCCAGAAACTCATCCACCACATCCGGCGTCACGGAGGCGAGCCAGCCTGCGCCCGATCTCGTCCCGCGCCGCGGCGAAATCCAGCTCTCCGGGGCCTCCTGCGACCCCGGCAACCTGCTTGCGGAGTTTGTCAACGCGTGTCCTCTCATCCATGACCAGCTGGAACGCGGCGCGCAGATCCTTGACGGCCTGCATGGCCCCCCTGACCTCCAGATCGCCCTGCCGCAGCCTTTCGGTTGCCGCGGCCAGCTCCTGCGCCACGTCCAGATACAGTTCTTCCGTTGCCCGCAGCAAAGCTTCAGGCTCGTGTTCCCCTGCGGAGAATTTCATCGTCAT